TCAGCATAATGCCCAGCAAGTCCTGCTTTTTTTATCTCTTCTATAGTTGCGTTTTCCATAAGTTGATATACCATTGTAGCAATTATTTCTACATGGGCCATTTCTTCTGTTCCTATCACTTAAAGGCAAACTACCCGGAGTTGGTCGTTCTCTATCTGAGCCGACTAATATTAAATCTAATTTTCTCGTTTTCGAATCCCAGGTAATGAACTTAACTAAGCTTCTTATCAATCTTTTTCGTTCTTCAAAATCCTTAGTAAAATTAAAGAATTTCTTATAAGTGTTAAAGCTTTCTAGAATTTCATCTAAAGATTCAGATGTATCAACAATTTCTCCATTTTTTAAATCAAGCATTTTAATAGTATTTTCAAGTTCAATATTTTTATCTGAAAGCCTTTTTATTTCAAGTTTGAATGGTTCTAATATTGCAAGATCATTTTCTAAATATGCCATTTTCATTACTAGATTACTTATAGCTTGTTTATTCTTTTCAATTTCTTTCAAATTTTCATTTATTTGATTCTGATTATCTATTTTTATATACTGCTTTTTTTTCATTTCTTCATAATGCTGAATTATATCTTCAGGGGTTAATTCATTCAATTTTTTTATAACATAGTCTTCCGCGTCATAAGCATTTAAAGCATCATTATCACATCTATTAGCAGATTTGTTTTTTAAATTACACGAATAGTATCTATAAGTATAATTACCGCTTTTATTCTGCCTAGGAGCCATACCAGAGTTGCAATTTGAACATACAATTAGGCCACTAAGTAGTGCTTCTTGACTAGTACATTGCCTATTAGAAGCTTGTTTTTTTATTTCCTTACTTATTTCTTGACACTTAATCCAGACATCACCAGAGATTATTCCTTGATGTTCTCCAATAGATATAATCCAATTATCAATACTATTAAAGCTCCCATTATCTTTTCTGCGATTGTAAGGCATTATACCATTAATACCATTTATGTTTTCAGATCCATAGGTCTCAGCACCATTATTTCTAAAGTATTCTATAAGTTTTTTATCAGCAATACAATAAACAGGATTGTTTATTGTTTGTTTAACAAGTTCTCTAGAGAATACAAGGCCTTTTCTACTGTAAATTCCCTGGCCCTCTAATAATCTACTTACTTTTTGAAAACTCTTATATTTAATAAATAGTTCAAAAACCATTTTAGGAATATTAATTTCATTTTCATTGATTTTAAGTGTATGTTTTTTTCTACTTTTACCACGAGAATCATTGTTTTCAACTTCTATAGATTGATACCCAAGTGGAGGAGGGCCACCAAGCCATCTACCAGTTTTAGAAAGCTCTCTAAGATTATCTTTTATACGTTCTGCAATAGTTTCTCTTTCTAGTTGAGCAAATGTAGCAGACACATTCATCATAGCTCTACCCATTGCAGTAGAAGTATCAAACTGTTCTTTAATGCTTATGAAAGAAATATTATATTTATTTAATATCTCTAGGGTATTGGTAAAATCAGCCACATTTCTTGATATTCTATCTAACCTATAGCAGATAAGATGAGTAAACTTATTTTTTTTTACATCCTTCATCAATTTTTGAAATTTAGGTCTGTTAGTATTTCCTCCAGAAAATCCTTCATCCTCGTATATCTCATAGTCATCTATATTTAGAATGTTTTTAATATAATTAATGCACATGTTTATTTGGTTTTCTATGGATTCGCCTTCTTCTGTAAATTTTGATTTACGTGAGTATATTGCTACTTTAGACATATATAATTATGGCTCCTCTCATAATAATTTAAATAATAGTTGGATCAATAATACCAAAATTAGGCTCAAATTTAACTATGACACCATCATACTGAGTATATATTCCATATTTGCCTCGATAGTATTCTATTGCTTCATCAAGGAATTTATCAGTTATAGTTAGATATTCAACTAGTTCATATCTATCATGTATACCATTTTTATAAGCTTCAACAATCATAGGTATGCTACACAATTTGTTATAAGCAACGGCTCTTGCAATATTTTCTTTTTTTCTATTCTCTATTTTTGATTTATCTATAATATTTCCAACTGTTGTGTAATAATGACCAAGTTCTTCAGCATACACGCAAGACTTTTCAGCAATTGTAGTTAGCGTTTTACTTAAACCAATTTTATTACCCTTACACAACCCTTTAGCTCTAGATTTAAAATGCTTTTCTATAACGATAATATTATCTTTTTCACTTTCAGCTAATAGCTGTTCAAACTGGTTCAAAATAATCACATCCTTAAAGTTCGTCTAAATCTTCTTTCATCAATCTTTGTTCTTCAGCATCATTTTCAAAATCATTATGAGCAGCTATAGGCATATCATTGCTTGCAGCATTTGGAAATTTTCTGCATTTAGTTGTAATTTCGGATATTTTAAATTTGATAAATGAATCGATATTTTCTTGAAGCTTATCTAAATTCATAGGTGATATTTCATACTGCCCATCGCATGTACTAAGAATTAAATACCCGTCTACATCATCATAAATTATTTCAAAGCCAAGTTTTTCTAAATACTGTTCAAAAAAATAGTCCTTTGATTCTTTTTCAGAAGTCTCACCATCAAAAAATACGTTTATTGAAACATCTAAAGCATTTGCTATTGATTTTAAAGTATCTAAGCTAGCGTTATATCTATCTTTCTCAAGATCAGCTAAATATGAACGAGAAATATTAGCTTTTTTTGCAAGCTCAACTTGTGTTAATTTATTGGAATTCCTAAGTTCTTTGATTTTTGCACCAATGTCCATCTTTTCACCTCCATTGTCGGGTTAACCGACTTAATGATTATATTATAACCATAAAAAGTCGGACATACAATACAAAATATGACGGAAATACAAGTAAAAATGAGCATTTGAGAGGATTAGCAAGCTATTTTTTTATCTTGTGCCATTATAGTCGGAAATACTGTAAAATGCTTTTTTACATAATGACGGAAATACAATACAATAATATTGAAAGGAGAGATGAAAATGAGTAATGAAGTTTCAAAAATATTAGGTGAAGTTATTAAAAAAGCAAGAATTAAAAAATCATTAACTCAGCAAGAATTATCTGAAAAAGTAAATATATCTAGAAATTTCATATCAGATATCGAACGTGGTCGATATACCCCGAGCACAGAAAACTTGATTTTACTAGCTAAAACATTAGAAATAGATTTAAATTTGCTTAAAAATGACGGAAATACAATATAGAAGATTAAGCTTTTAGTTTTAAATTTAGCACTAAAATGAAGTGGCAACATATCATGTAATGTGTGAGTTTCAGGGGGAAATTATATGGAAGGAAGAAGACCACCAAGAAGAAAAAATCAAAAACCTATAACTGGTGAAATTTTTTACCCAACGACAGAAGAAGGAAAGAGACTTTTCATAGATAGTAGTACACCAGTAGTTATTGATATTCTAGAAAAGCAATTGGGACCTAAAAGGCTAAGCATTCTCATGGAACATTACAAGAGAAGGTTGCAAAAAGCATAAGATAAATAGGCTAGATAGCCTTATGTAATATGGCATTACATAAATATTTAATAGTTGAGCCTTAACAAATAAACCACACACCAGTTAAGGGCTAATGGTGAGGAATTGGAACAGAAAAATAAATTTAAGGAGGGAATAGAGGATGTCAAAGTACAAACTATCAGTTGATGAAACTAGAAATTCACTTAAATACATTGAAATCGAGACAAGCCTAACTGAAATAGAGCTTGATGCTTTATTGGATAAGATTGAGAAAGATAATGAGATTGTAAATAGCGAAGAGCTTGTTAAAAAGTTAGAAGCACAAAATGTAAAAGTTACTGGAGTTATAGCAGGAGCGAAGAATTATTATACAAAAGCTGAAACTTTAGAAATAGAAGCAGTGGAGGTTTAGATTATGGTTTATAAATTTCTAAGAGAACTAAAATCTAAGACTACTGATGAACAGTTTAAGGATATATTAGCAGCAACAGATCAGGATATTAAATTCAATAGAATTGGATTTGGTAAGACTACAAGACCTAAGAAGTTCATTGAGATATGTACAAGCTGCGCAAACCTAATTTTAAAAATAGACAAAGAAAAAAGCCAAAGGACACCGACCAAAGTAGTCCAAATGGCATAACAAAATATTCAAGCTTATTATATCACAAAACGAGGTGATTGCAATGCCAAAAGTGATAACTTACAAAAAGATGAAAAACGAAGTTGAAACTGTTATGTCCTATGGTGATGTATTAAATATCATAGAAGAAAATCTTGGAGCAGAAGTGGTTAATGCTTTGTTAGATTTTAACTCACAAGAAGTGGATGAATACAAGTCAAATATAATTGATTACATTGAAGATGGAACTTTCTCAGAGCATATACAAGAAAGTGGACTCATAGAAAAATTCACCAAGAATATATTAGATTCTTTAGAAGATCAAGGGTATCTTAAGAAGAATAGAAATATTAAAAATTTTACACCTAATGAAGAAGAACTGGTTGAGATAGTAGATTCGAATCTGTCACCAGGTATGATGAAGTATTTTGAGGATTAGGAGGGATAATTAGTGACAGATAAGGTAGCACTGATTAAATTTCCAAGAGGAAGCTTTGACCAGGAATACTCGTACTTTACTGATATGGACGATCTAGTTGAAGGTAACATATTAGTTGTTCCGACTAGCAACTCATACAGTATAGGGGTATTTAGCAGATATTCGAAAAGCAAAATTCATATGGAGAAAGCTGAGAAATGGGTTGTTAAAAATATTAGTCCAGATATCGAAGCCTTTGAAGAAAAGATGTTTTTAGGAGGTTTTGATTAATGGGTTATGGCACAAATATAAAAATGGAAATGAATAATTGCTCGTTTCTATATGGTGGTACAGATGGTATTTGTCCTTACCATACAAGAAGCTGCAATAAGCCTTGCGAAAAGTATTCACCAGTTGGGGATTCATCAAAAGAAATCTTTCATGACTGGAACAATGGGATAGAAAAATTAAAACTTGAATTAAGGCTTAAATATTTTGGTACTACTGAAAAGTTAGATCCTAAATTAAAAGAGAAGCAAGAACCAAAAGAAGAAAAATTTGATGTAGATGATTTCTTAGGAGAATGATATAAGAATTAAAAAATTAATTAAATTTGGAGGAATTATATTATGAAAATGAATGTGGAATTTGAATCAAGAGAAGAATTATTAAGTTTTGTGGGAATGTTCGGAGCTGCTAAAGAGCTTGCACCTATTAAAGGACAAGCAGCACCAGTTAAAGAACCTAAGGAAGATGTTAATCCCGTAACTGAAAAGCCTAAAAAGAATAAAGCTGAAACTAAAAAAGAGGAACCACCTAAGGAAGAAATTAAAAAGGATGAGGCACCTAAAGTTGAGGCAGAGGTTACTGGAGTTGACACAGAATCTAAAGAAGCAACCAAAGATGCAGAAGTAACAGAAGATAATAATGAACCAGAAGAAAAGATTACTAAGGAAATGATAAGAGCAATATGTTCTAAGGCTATAAAAGCAGGTAAGTCTGCAGAAGTTAAAAATATAGTTAGTAAGTATGGAGCATCAAAACTACCAGATCTGAAAGAAGAGTGTTATGCAGATGCATACAAGGATGTGGAGGCATTGTTATAATGGATAATTTAATAGGAATAGTTAATAAACCACAGTTTGATACAAATGTATTTAGAGTTGGTGAGGCATTTCGTATGACAGGGAATAGTAAGGGGTACAACTTTGATAGAGATTGCCTGATATTAAAATCAACTCCTTTAAGTTTAGAGGTTGCATATGTAGATAATGAATATGATATAGCTACTTTTACAATTGGGATAGCAGAAGCGGTAACAGGAAGGATAAGGTTAACACTTAAGGAGGATAAGAGGTAATGGCTAAACATGCAATATTAAGTGCAAGTTCGTCGCATAGGTGGCTTAAATGCCCACCTAGTGTAGAATTGGAAAAAGGATTTGAAAATAAGACAAGTATATTCGCAGAAGAAGGAACATTAGCACATGAGCTTGGTGAATTAAGTCTAAGGCATCAAATCGGAGAAATAACTAAAAGAACTTATGATAGCAAGGTGAAAAAGCTTATATCCAATAATGAGTTATACACAAATGATATGCCAGATTATGTTGAGATTTATACAGATACCTGTATGGAGAAAGTTGCTGTAGCAAAAGCAACAACTCCTGATGCAATAGCTATAGTAGAGCAAAAGTTAGATTTTAGTCAATGGGTTCCAGATGGATTTGGAACAGGTGATTTTGTAATAATTGCAGATGGAACTATGGAAATATGTGATTTAAAGTATGGCAAGGGTGTTCAAGTATCAGCTATAGATAATTCACAAATGAGACTATATGCATTAGGAGCAATAACGGAATTTAGTTTTTTATATGATATTCAAAATATAAAAATGACAATTATTCAGCCAAGACTTGATTCGATAAGTACTGATGAAATGACAGTAGAAGATTTAATTAAGTGGGCAGATGAATATGTTAAGCCAAGAGCAGAACTTGCGATAAAAGGCGAAGGAGAATTTTGTGCAGGAGATCACTGTAAATTCTGCAAAGCTAAAGCAGTATGTAAAGCTAGAGCTGATAAGAATTTAGAAATAGCTAAATATGAATTTACTAATGTTAATTTTTTAAGTGATTCAGAGATATCAGATATTTTGACTATTGCAGATAAAGTTATTGAATGGGTAACAGATGTAAAAAACTTTGCTTTAGAACAAGCATTAAAAGGTGATAACTTTGAAGGATTTAAAGTTGTTGAAGGTAGGAGTAATAGAAAGTGGATAGATGAAAAGAAGGTTGGAGAAATATTACTGGAACAAGGATTTTTAGAAAATATTATATACACTAAAAAGCTTACAGGTATTGCAAATATGGAGACAGCAATAGGTAAGAAAGAAGTTAATAGATTACTTGGTGAATATATTGAGAAACCACCAGGCAAACCAACTTTAGCACCTATAACAGATAAAAGAGAGCCATACAACCCTGCTAAAGCAGATTTTATGGGGTAAGTGTTGATATGTATGGTATCTATAATACTTATGCTAAAGCGTTTCAATTTGGAATCTGCGAAGAAACAAAGAACAAAGCACGAAAGAAGCTATTTAAGAAAATAGGCAAAGATGCTTACAAGTGGAGATTTGAAGTAAGAAAAATAAACAATACACATGAAAGTAATAAAAATATATTAAAGAAAAAGGAGAATGAAATTATGAATGTTAAAGCAACAAGAACAGGAACAAAGGTAACTACAGGAAAGGTTAGATTAAGTTATGCGCATCTTTTTGAGCCACATGCAATAGAAGGAAATGAACCTAAATACAGTGTATCAGTAATAATTCCAAAGACTGATACTGAAACATTAAAAGCAATTAAGGAAGCTACAGATCAAGCTAAGAAAGATGGAGCTAGTAAGTGGGGAGGAAAAGTACCACCAACACTAAAAACACCTTTAAGAGACGGAGATACAGAAAGACCAGATGATGAAGCTTATGCAGGATGCTATTTCTTAAATGCAAATTCTAAGAACAAGCCCGGTGTAGTAGATGCAAATGTACAACCTATATTAGATGCAACAGAAGTTTATTCAGGTTGCTATGGTAGATTAACTCTTAACTTTTATGCTTACAATGCCAATGGAAATAAAGGTGTAGCTGCAGGTTTGGGTAATGTTCAAAAATTAGAAGATGGTGAGCCACTTGGAGGATTTACAAGAGCAGAAGATGATTTTACTGCAGTAGGTTCTGCAGAAGATGATTTCTTAGGTTAAGATTATGGATATTCTAAGCATAGATGTTGAAACATATTGTGACTTAGATATTAAGGATGTGGGTGCTTATAAATATTGTGAGCACCCATCATTTGAAATATTGCTATTCGCATATGCTTTCAATGATGAACCAGTTCAAATTATAGATTTTATGAATAATGAATTATTACCAGAAGAAGTTATAAATGCTCTTCATGATCCACAAATAATCAAATCAGCCTTTAATGCAAATTTTGAAAGAAATGCATTAAAGAATCATACATTTTTACCCGATGGAATGCCACCTGAACAATGGCAATGTACTATGATTAAGGCTTTAACTTTAGGTTTACCAGGTTCGCTTGAAATGGTTGGTAAAGCAATGCATTTTGAGGAAGATAAGCAAAAAATGAAGGAAGGTAAAGACTTAATTAAGTACTTTTGTAAGCCTTGCAAACCAACTAAAACTAATGGCCAAAGAACTAGAAATTTACCAGAACATGCACCAGATAAATGGGAAACCTTTAAATTATATTGTAAACAAGACGTTGAAGTTGAAAGAGATATAAGAAATAAGTTAAGTAAATATAAAACTTTAGATAAAGAACAACAATTATGGGAACTGGACCAACACATTAATGATAGAGGTGTTGGTGTAGATATAGAACTTATTAAAAAAGCTATTGAGTGTGATGAACAATACCAAGAAAGGTTAATTAGCGAAGCTAGAGAGTTAACAGGACTATCTAATCCAAATAGTCCTGCTCAATTAAAAGAATGGATAGGTAAAAGGATAGGATATGCAGTTGGCAGTATAAATAAGGATATTATGCCAACATTGATAAAAGATGCAGAGACTCAAGGAAAAGATGAAGTAAAAAGAATACTAGAACTAAGGCAGCTTATGGGTAAAACCTCAATTAAGAAATATCAGACAATGCAAGTAGCTAGATGTAATGATGGTAGAGTAAGAGGACTATTGCAGTTCTATGGAGCTAATAGAACTGGAAGATGGGCTGGAAGATTAGTACAAGTTCAGAACCTTCCACAAAACCATTTACCTGACTTAGATGATGCTAGAAATCTATTAAGAAACGGTGACTTTGAACAAATTGAATTTTTATATGATAGTGTTTCAGATACACTGAGTCAGCTTATAAGAACAGCGTTTATTCCAAGGGAAGGAAATAGGTTTATAGTTGCAGATTTTAGTGCTATTGAAGCAAGAGTTATTGCGTGGATTGCAGGAGAAGAATGGAGATTAGAAGTTTTTAAGACTCATGGAAAGATATATGAAGCTTCAGCAAGTCAAATGTTTCGTGTTCCAATAGAAAGTATTAAGAAAGGTTCTGATTTAAGACAAAAGGGAAAAATAGCAGAGCTTGCACTTGGTTATGGAGGAAGTGTTGGAGCTCTTGCATCAATGGACAAAGCTAAGAGCATTCCAGAAGAAGAACTTCCAGAGCTAGTACAACATTGGAGAAATGCTAACCCTAATATAACAAAATTTTGGTGGGATTGTGATAAAGCAGCTAAAAAGGCCATTAGAGAAAAAACAACAGTAACATTGCACCATGGGATTAAATTTATATATGATCCAGGAATCTTATTTATACAATTACCGTCAGGAAGAAAGCTAAGCTATATAAGACCAAAGATTGAACCACATGAGACTTTTAGTGGTGACAAGATAACGTATGAAGGGATGGAGCAAACAAGTAAGCAATGGAAAAGATTAGATACTTATGGACCAAAACTTGTAGAAAATATTGTTCAAGCAGTAGCAAGAGATTGTTTAGCTGAGGCAATGTTTAAAGTTACTGCATCAGGATATGACATTGTAATGCATGTACACGATGAAATTATTATGGATGTACCTAAAGACAAAGGTAGCGTTGAAGAAATATGCAATATATTCGGAGAATCAATTGAATGGGCAAAAGGCTTACCACTTAGAGCAGATGGTTATGAATGCAGTTATTACATGAAGGATTAAAAGGGATTAACTATGACTAAAAAAGAATTAACCTTTCAATATTTCAGAGATAATCCGGATGTAGTATGGCAGAGAGAAAGCATTCAACATTATAAGAAATTAGGTATAAGAAAGTCCACATATATAACTTATAAAAGCGAGTATATAGCTATTCTTCAAGTAAAAGAATCAAACATGCTGAAAGTTAGAAATCCAGAATTATATTTTAAAGGCAGGCCAAGACAAAAATTTATATTTAATGACAGTAGTCTATTTAGAAAGTGAGGAATAAAAAATGGATGATCTAGAGTTTTTAGGATTAAATGAAGAACCAACTGGTATACCAATTAATGATAAATATAAGATAGTAACATTGGATGTATTAAATGTTGTGGTTAAAGAAAAATATATTCCTAAGCCCAAAGAAGATGGTGAAATAGTAGAACCTCAGTGGAAAACAATAAGTTATCATCCTAACTTAGAATTAGCATTTAAAAGCATTGTAGACAGAGAAATTAACTTGATTGTAAGTGATGGACTTATGGCAGTAGTTAAAAAGATAGAAGAATTAAAAAATTTCAAGAAAGTTATTACTACTTAAAATGTAGATATGGCAAAATAAATTATTAGGAGGAGTTATTATGAATAGGAAACCTACTGAAAAAATGATTAATACTTTTTATTTCATAAAACATTGGGTACATGATAGTATATTTTTTAAGGATGATTTAAGTGAAAAAGCAGATAAAGCAGGTTATGCCTCAGACATTGTAGATATAGACGATTTTAGTTCGGTAAGTAACTTCATTAATAATTATTTTGAATTAGCAAAAGAATTGAAAGAAAGACATGAGACTAATAATGAAAGTTCCTATGGATATACTAAAAGAAACGAATATGTTGATAGGAGACCAAGAGAGGGACAAAGAAGATACTATGCTGATGATATAGAAACCTACAAAGGGGGGCGTTGGGTTAGTAAAGTGAAAGAGGACACTTGCAGATTTCATGACAAGCCAAGTCGCCCAAGTAGTGGATTACCAAGAACAAAGTATGACGAGCCAGAGCGTAATGGTCATCATTGGTAAACATATTATAGCAATTATGAATTTATCATTTGTACTGCATAATACTAAGAACAGATGCAAGAAAGGAGGATTATACTTTGGAATCTATATTGAATGATAATCCAATAGTAAAAATAAAATATGATGGCCAAATAACATTAGCTACTGGAAGAAGTAGGACATCAAAGCAATGGAAAAATAAAAATATGCTTTACTCAGCCTTAGTTGAAAAGTTAAGCCATACAACTAGAACACCTGAAACTTATGCAGAATATAAGAAGATGCCAAAGACTGATAGAGACAGAATCAAGGATGTAGGAGGTTTTGTTGGAGGTTCATTAAAAAATGGTCGCAGAAAGGCTGAGAACGTTGCTAATAGAACTTTGTTGACACTCGATTTAGATTATGTTAATGGTGATGTATGGTCAAGCATAGAGCTATTATGGGATTTTTCAGTGGTCATGTATTCAACTCATACTCATGCATCTGATAACCAAAGATTAAGACTTGTGATCCCTTTAAGTAGGCCAGTTCTACCAGATGAATATCAAGCTATAGCTAGAATGGTTGCTGATGATTTAGGAATAGATCAGTTTGATGATACAACATATGAACCATGTAGATTAATGTATTGGCCATCAACTTCAAGTGATGGTGAGTATGTATTTAAAGTACAAGACTTACCTTGGCTTAATCCAGATGAAGTATTAGAAAGATATACATTTGGTTGGCAGGATGTAAGTTATTGGCCAGAAAGTTCAAGAGCTAGAGCAAAATTAAATTCAACGATTAAGAAGCAAGAGGATCCATTAGAAAAGAAAGGTGTTATAGGTGCTTTCTGTAGGACCTATAGTATTAGTGAAGCAATAGAAGAATTTTTAAGTGATGTTTATGCTGCAGGTGCAGACGATACAAGGTACACATATTTAGAGGGTTCAACAACTGGTGGAGTTGTAGTTTATGATGATAAATTTAGCTTTTCACACCATGGTACGGATCCAACCTCAGGTATTTTGTGTAATGCATTTGATTTAATAAGGATTCATAAGTTTGGCGAATTAGATGATAACGCAAAAGAAGATACACCGGCAAATAGATTACCTTCATTTACTAAAATGACAGAATTTGCTGCTAATGATAAAAAGGTTAAGGAAACCATAGGCAAAGAGCGTATGGAAAAGGCACAAGAGGATTTTGATGTTATTGTACCTGATGAAGAAATGAATACAGAATGGCTTGATAACCTTACTTACACTTTAAATGGTAAACTTGCAAGCACAATAAGTAATTTCTCTTTAATAATTGAGAATGAACCGTTACTTAAAGGAAAGATTGCTTACAATGAATTTTCAAATAGAGCTGTAGTGATAGGTAAACTCCCATGGAGAAATAAAAATAATAATGAAGATTGGAATGACACAGATGATTCTGGACTTAGGGAGTTTGTAGAAAAATATTATCATATTTCAAGTACTGCAAAATGTGCTGATGCATTAGCTCTAAGTTTCGAGAAACATTCATTCCATCCTATTAAAGATTATTTAAATAGCCTTATATGGGATGGCGAAAAGAGAGTTGACAAGTTATTTATAGATTACCTCGGCGCAGAAGATAACAATTATGTAAGAACAGTAACAAGAAAAGTATTAACTGCAGCAGTTGCAAGAGTATTTAAACCAGGTATTAAGTTTGATAATATGCTTATTTTAAGTGGTAAACAAGGAGTAGGTAAAAGTACTATTATTAAAAAATTAGGTCAAGATTGGTACAGTGATAGTTTAACTACTGTAAATGGTAAAGAGGCTTATGAACAATTACAAGGAGTTTGGATTCTGGAAATGGCTGAAATGATGGCTACAAAAAAGGCTGATATTGAAGCAACAAAACATTTCTTAAGTAAGACTGAGGATATATACAGAGTTGCTTATGGAAGACGTACAAGCAGATTTCCACGACAATGTATATTTATTGGAACTAGTAATGAACGTGAATTTTTAAGAGATAAAACAGGTAATAGAAGATTTTGGCCAGTTGATATTGCTATAAATAAGCCTAATAAAAATGTATTTGAAGATTTAATAGAGTATGAGATTGGTCAGATATGGGCTGAAGCTTTAGAGCTATTTAATAATGGAGAAACTTTGTACCTTAATTATGAAGAAGAAAAAGAAGCTAAGAAGCAACAGGAAGCTCATTCAGAAGAAAGTGCAAAAGCAGGTCTCATTGAAGAATATTTAAATAAGCCTATTACAGATAACTGGTACAACTTAGGTATAGCAGAGAAAAGAAATTATATACATGGTGGAGACTTTGGAGAAAGCCAAGAAGGTACAATTATAAGAACTAAAACTTGTGTAATGGAAATATGGTGTGAATTATTCAATGGAGATCCTAAGATGCTTACACCAATCACGTCAAGAGAAATAAATGATATATTAAAAGGCATTGATGGTTGGAAATCTTATGATGGTAGATTAAGATTCGGAAAGACTTATGGGACTCAAAGAGCTTTTGTGAGGGAATAAAGATGGAAGAAAGTAGAATTGAAAATTATCTCAAAAAGCAAGTAGAGAAACTAGGCGGTAAGGCTTATAAGTGGAATCCAACTGGAGTAATAGGAGTACCAGATAGAATGGTGTTCTTACCTGGTGGAAAAGTAATATTTATAGAACTTAAAGCACCAGGTAAAAAAGCTAGAAAAATTCAAGAGTATAGAGCTAAGCAATTGAGAGGATTAGGATTTCAAGTTGAATGTCTAGATACTATTGAAAAGGTAGAGGGATTTATAAACAATTTAATTATTAATCTATAGCTTTTAAATAATTGAATCTATAATGACTTAGTTACTAGGGGCCCCTATTGTAATAGCAATTACTTGGTCATAAAAAATGTTCAAAATTTGTAAGCTGTTCGTTGTAGTACCTACAATTAGTTTTACATCTTTTAGAGTAAAAAAACCATCATTGCTAGATAGTCGCTCTTCATCACTAATACCTAAATCTTTCCTATACCTATCAGTAATTGAGGAATTTATGGTCTCAATTAATTTAATAGTGTTGTCGGTTTCACCTTCGGATGGTATTGGGATACCAGTAATTATTCCAGCAGCAGTTATAACTGTTACAACATTAGTTTCCAACCCCTCCATAAATGGTAATACAGAGTAACTAGAGATAATTTCTTTTTTTAGTGTATATTCATTCATAATTAAACATCTCCTTATAATATCAGTTATTAAAATTGATATGTTAATTATATCATGAAAAGTATAAATATGTGTAATAAAACAAATGGACATAATAATTATAAATGTATAGAAAGTAGGTGATAATTTGAAATTTACACCATGGAATTATCAAGAACATGCAATTAATCATGTCATGGACCATGATGCTGCAGGTTTATTCCTTGATATGGGTATGGGAAAGACAGTTAGTTCTTTAACTGCTATTGATAACTTATTATTGTTAGGTGATACAAATAAAGTTCTTGTTATAGCACCTAAAAGAGTTGCAGAAGATACCTGGTCCACAGAAGTTGAAAAGTGGGACCATCTAAAAGACTTAAGAATATCAATCATTCTTGGAAATCCAAAGCAAAGGGATGAAGCAGTTAAAAAAGATGCAGATATTTATGTTACAAGTAGAGATAATGTAGTTTGGTTAGTTGATAATTATTTTAAAACTTGGAAGTGGGACACATGCATAATAGATGAGTTAAGTTCGTTTAAATCGAGTAAGTCAAAGAGGTTCAGAGCATTAAAGAAAGTAAGACCGTACTTTAAAAGAATCATTGGACTAACTGGAACACCTGCACCAAATTCATTAATAGATTTATGGCCACAACTATATTTACTTGATGGTGGACAAAGGTTAGGTAGAACTATAACAGGATACAGAGAACAATACTTTGTTCCGGGTGATAGAAACCAACATATAGTTTATAACTGGAATCTTAAAGAAGGTGCAGAGGATGCTATTCATAATAAAATATCTGACATATGCATTTCAATGATGGCTAAGGATTATTTAGATTTACCTGAAAGAATTGATAATAAGATTTATATAGATTTACCTAAGAGTGCTAAGGATAAATATAAAGATCTTGAAAAAGACTTGATAATTCAACTGGATGGTGAAGATATAACAGCAACTAATGCTGCAGTATTAACAGGCAAATTACTTCAAATAGCTAATGGCGCAATTTACTCAGAAGATCATGAAGTGGTCGAGATTCATGAGGAAAAGCTAAATGCATTACTAGATATCATTGAAGCAGCTAATGGGAAACCAGTACTAGTATTCTATTCATTTAAACATGACTTATCTAGAATTATGAAAACATTGAAAGATAACAAGCTTAAAGGTCAAGTATTGAAAGGTCAAGAGGATATTAAGAAGTGGAACAATGGAGAAATACCGATTCTTTTATTACATCCTGCATCAGCAGGTCATGGTCTTAATCTTCAATATGGCGGGAATATCGTTGTATGGTTTGGGCTTCCTTGGAGCTTAGAACTTTATCAACAAGCTAATGCCAGATTACACAGACAAGGGCAAAAGGAGACAGTTATTATTCATCATATCATAGCCAAGAATACAGTAGATGAAGATGTAATAAAAGCATTAAGTAGTAAAGAAATTAATCAAAATGTACTTTTAGAAGCAGTAAAAGCACGATTAAAAATAGCAAGTGTACAATGTGAACAAAAATAATTAAACTTTTAAAATTAATACAATTAGGCTGAAAAGGTGTGTACAAGATTACATTTTACAGTTTATACCAACGTGTACAACGTGAACTGAATTTTTTTGCATTGTTCACATACTTTGTTCACGCAATAAACGTGATAACCATAATGGTTTGAAAGCTACTGTGTACAATGTGAACATAAATATATTATATATTATTATTTATATAAATAGACATATATGTATACGCGCGCGTACGCCTAATACGCGTATACGTATATATAGAGAAAATGTGTTAACATTGTACACATCTTAAAAAGTAGATAGGCCTGAGAAGAAAAAATAAATGAAAGGTAGGAAAAAAGAGGGATGAAATTATTAATGCATGTTTTGAAGAAAAATGATAACTTGAAAATAGATAATACTACATTGTCATTCAATCAAATAGCAGCTAAATTAACTGAGGAGTATAGCGAAGTTATAGAAGCTTTAGAGAAATATCATATGAATAAAACATTAGTTAACCTAAAGGAGATCATAAGAGAAACCTTTGACTTAATACAGATGTGCATATTAATTCTTTGGAGATGTCATAGAAAGGCATTGGATTTTGATGAACCTTTATTGATTAAAGAGATTAACATTGAGCATAAGGACAAACTAATAAGTGAAAGACATTGGACTATTGAAACAGGAATTGAAATTGATGTAAAGGAGTAGTTATGTATGGAGAATAAGAAATTAATAGAGTATGATGAAGCTGTAAAAATAGGTATCAGAGAAGGGATAAAGTATGTTAAGGAACAAGAATATCACAAAACAACAAAAAGATATGACAGAAGACTAAGAAATACAAGATTACTGTTAAAACATTATAGAACCTTGAAGGCACATAACAGGATAGCGGACAGCTCTATTAATAGTGTGTACAAGGAAAACGCAATTGATGTGTTAGACGATATTGAGGCGATTGATGATGAGGAACAATATGTTCAAGCTTTAAGTAGAACAAAGATTAGAACTCTAATTATTGTTGGTCATATGGATAAAGCTATGAAATACTACAAGGCCATATGTAAAAGCGAAGGTAAGAGTAAAGAACGCAGATATGACATAATTCAGTATATGTATATGGATCCAAGAGAAGATGATGCAATCCCGAGTTATGAAGAAGTAGCAGAGAAGTTTGGATTAAATATAAGAACTGTGGGGAGAGATATAAGATCCGCTATTGAAGATTTAAGTATATTGTTTTTTGGTATTGATGGAATAAAATTATAAATAAAAATTTTGAGGGTGTGAAAATACCCTCAAAATTTGTCCTTGACAAAATACAGATACAGCTAGTAAATAAGCCAAAGTTAATAAAATATGTTATATTAATTTTTGTCCTTTTAGTGTCGTTGACGTACATTTTATTATAATATAGTATGTAATTAAGGAATTTTAGATTTGAGCAAAAGATGAATTTAAATAGCCTCCTAATTACATGATTATAAATAAACCAGTAGAAACAAAAAATATATTTTGAAAGGAAGTGGAATCCCTCCATGGCTTGAGAATATATAGTAAGTTCTATTGGTTTATTTATATTTGGCAGATAAAGAAGGAATATGCCAACTTTTGTATAATATTAGTTATTATGCAGAAGGAGGATTTTGATGAGGAGCGATAAATTTGAAAAAAAAGATTATGAATGGATTATAAAGATATTATTTGGAATAATAGCTTTACTAGTAGTAATAATTATTGCAATATTAGCTATAAAATTATCAAAAGATACTAATTTGGTTAATGTAATATCTATAGGAGCAGGTTTAGTATCTATAGCTTTAGCATTTGTTGCAATAGAAATTGCACTAAAACAGGATAAAAATGCTACGCTAACCAATATACAAACACAGGATATACTTAATTCTATAAATGCTAAGATATCTAGTGTAGAAAATAAAGTTGATAATTTTAAAGTTACAAATACATCAAATAAGGTAAGAGCTATGAATAATAGTGAGGTAAAAGATTTTGTTGGTAAAATTATTAATAAAACTACCAAATAATAAATTATGAACTCTAGAAATAGGGTTCTTTTTTATTTTACAAAGAAAGTGAGGTGGCATTATGGCCAAACTATCAGATAAACAAAAGCTGTTTTGTGATGAATATTTAATAGACCTTAATGTCACACAAGCAGCAATAAGGGCAGGATATTCAGCCAAATATGCAAATGATCATGGTTATGAATTATTAAAAAAGCCAGCAATAAAAGAATGCATTGATAAAGCTATAGCAGAACGTTCTAAAAGAACAGGAATAAATCAAGATAGAGTTATTTTAGAATTAGCAAGGATAGCTCTTTTAAAGCCATCAAATGTAATTAATGTTAATACTGCAATAGTTAATAAGAATGCGTCTGATGATGATCTAGCAACAATACAATCAGTTAAGATAAAGACTGTCCCAACTGCATATGGTAAAGGTGTTGAAAGAGAAGTTAAGTTTGCTGATAAGATGAAAGCTCTAGAACTCCTAGGAAAACATCTTGGAATGTTTACAGATAAAGTCGATTTAAATATTGGTAAGTCTGAAAAGTTTGCAGATATAGTAGAACAAATAGGAGGTAAAGGACTTGAAGAATAACTTCCCCTTATCTGAAAAATATATCGACTTTATCAACACAACTGAGAATGTGGATGCAGATTTCTTAGAAGGTACAACAGCAAGTGGAAAGACAACTGTAGGTGCAGGTGTTAAATTCATGCTAATGGTAAGTAAGAGCAATAAGAAATTACATATCATTGCTTCAAAAACAACAGGAACAGCAGAGAAGAATATCATACAGCAAGACAATGGAATACTTGATATACACAAAGGAAAAGCAAGATATTGTGGTAATGGTGATAAAGATTATAAAATACCTCATATAAAGTTCGAAGATAAGATAATATTTGTGTTAGGCTATGACAATAGAGATAAATGGGAATTGGTATTGGGTTCTCAATTTGGTTGTGTGTACATAGACGAGATTAACACTGCAGATATTGATTTTGTAAGAGAAATATCTACAAGAAATGATTATCTAATAGCAACACTTAATCCGGATGATCCAAACTTAGATGTTTACAAAGAATTTATTAATCGCTCAAGACCATATAAAAAGTATAGAGATGATGTTCCCAAAGAAATAATAGAAGAGTTAAAAGAAGAACCAGTACCCAAATGGAGGTATTGGTTCTTTACTTTTTATGACAATCTTAGTTTGACAGAGGAAGATATTGAAAAGAAAAAACGATCAGCACCTAAAGGAACTAAACTATACAAGAACAAAATACAGGGCCTTAGAGGTAGAGCTACAGGTTTAATATTCTCTAACTTTGAAAGAAAGTACAATGTTATTACAAAAGACCAAGCTAAGAAAATGCGCTTTGTTCAGTTTACTGCAGCATTAGATACATCATATTCTCAAAAGAGTCCTGATACATTCGCTATGAGCTTCCAAGGTATAACGGAAAATAAGGAATTAGTTATGCTTGATGAAGAAGTATATAGCAATAAAGATTTAACTATACCATTAGCACCTTCAGATATTGCACCTAAGTTCTTTAAGTTCTTAGAGAAGAATAGAAAAGAATGGGGATTTGCTAGAGATGTATTTATAGATTCTGCAGACCAAGCAACCATAATGGAGCTTAAGAAGTATAAGAGACATAATCCAAACCTTTATAACATTGTTAATTCGTATAAGAAGTTTGAGATTATAGACAGAATACACACTATGCTTGGTTGGATTAATACTGATGGCAAGATCTATTATTATGTCGTTGATACTTGCAAAGAGCATATAAGAGAAATGGAAATCTATAGCTGGAAAGAAGATAAGTATGAGCCAGAGGATGCAAACGACCATACAATTAATAGCGGTCAGTATGGATGGATTCCATTTAGAAAGATGATAGGAAACTATAAGGAGGAATAGAAATGGGGTGGTTTAAAGATATGTTAACAAAAGCAGCAGTTAGATATTTAAATGTTCAGCCTGCTATGCAAATGCAAGTAACTATTACAGAAGCTTATACATTTGAAAGTAATCTATTGAGAAATAAGCTTTGGTTTAGAGGTGAACCATTTGAATTAGACCAATTTTTTAAAGGTATATCTAATGATCCAGTAAATAAAGCTAGGTTTTGGTCTGCAACTCCAAGTAAGGACTTAAGCATTAGAAAGATACATTCGGGATTGCCCGAGATAATGGTCAACACATTAGCTGGAATTGTTACATCTGACATAGATAAGATAGAAATAGATGGTTCAGATGATAATGAAACATGGGATGATATAGCTAAAGAAAATAAATTCGAGGATTTATTGGAAAATGCAATTGCTCAGGCACTTGTTACTGGTGATGGAGCATTTAAAATAAGCATTGATGAAACTATATCCAAGTATCCGATAATTGAGTTTTATGATGCCGAGAATGTTGAGTATGTTTATATTAGAGGCAGACTTCAAGAAATACAATTCTCAAACTTATACCAAAATGGCGCAAAAACTTATAGACTAATAGAGTCATACGGAAAAGGATTTGTTAAATATAATCTCTATGATGCATATGGAAAAGAAGTTCCACTGAGTATTATTCCTGATACAGCAGACTTGGAAGACGTAATTTTCAAAGGTGACTTTATAATGGGTATTCCTTTAATGTTCTTTAAATCATCTAAATGGGATGGGAGAGGTAAAAGTTTATTTGACAGTAAGAGTGATTCATTTGATGCATTAGATGAAGTTATAAGCCAGTGGATAGATGCAATTAGAGACGGAAGGGTTATGAAATACATACCCGAAAGCCTGGTTCCTAAAAATGATGAAACAGGAGAACTGCTAAAACCAAATCCATTTGATAATAAATTTATAAAGGTTGGCTCAGATATGTCAGAGGATGCAAAAAATCAGATAGACATGAAGCAAGCTAATATAAATTATGAGGCATATGTTGAGAGTTATTCAAATGCCATTGATATGTGCCTTCAAGGAATAATTAGCCCTAGTACATTAGGAATTGATCTAAAGAAAACAGATAATGCAGAGGCTCAAAGAGAAAAAGAAAAAGCAACTCTTTATACTAGAGGCAAAATAGTAAAAATTCTTACAGATGTAATTCCAAACTTAATTGATATAGTATTAAAGGTTAATGATACTATGAATAATAAAGTTCTGGGAGAATATGAGGCTTCAATTTCATTTGGTGAATATGCATCGCCCTCATTTGACAATGTCGTTGAGATAGTAGGAAAAGCCAAAACTTACGGAGTGATGTCAATAGAAAAGGCAGTTGATGAAATGTATGGAGATACAATGACAGATGAAGAAAAAACCTTAGAAGTGCAGAGAATAAAAGAACAAAATGGAGATATACAAGCAGAAGAACCAAAAGTGGTTGATGAAAGTCAGGACTTGAATAACGATAACGGTGATCTAAATGAGTGATAAGAAACCTTATGATATTGGAGATATATTTAGACAAATGGAATTAGATTTAATAGCCAATATGCGTAAGGTTTTTCATTACCATGAAAGAGAAGAAGGCAAGGAAGGTTTTAAGTGGGAACAATGGCAAAGAGCAAAGCTGAGAGCAATAATTGAGTATAGGAAAAGAAATAATAGTATTGTCAATTCATATACAGATAAGATTATGAAAAATATGGATGAACAGCTAGGAAGAAATTATAGAGAAGGTGAAAATAATTTTATCGGATTAGGAAAGAGGGTTTTAAATAAAGTAAAATCTTTCTTTGGGCTTAAAAATGATGAAATTAAGGTTGACCACCAAATAGGAATACCAGTTGATACTTCAGAACAACAAAAAGCTAGGGAATATATAAGTTACATGCGTGGCCAATCACCTACTATTCCAGAAGATAATAGCTTTTTTAAACTTAATGATAGAAAACTCGAAGCATTACAAGAGGTTGTTAAGAATGATTTAAAGAAAGCTCAATCATCTGTTTTGCGTAAAATGGATGATGTGTATAGACAAACAATATTTAAAAGTCAGGTATATCTTCAAAGTGGTGCAACAACAGTATATAAGGCTATAGATATGGCTACAAAAGATTTTCTTAATAAAGGTATTGATAGTATTACCTATAGTAATGGTTCAAAGATGAACATTGCAAGTTATGCAGAAATGTGTTTAAGAACTGCTAATCATAGAGCTACTTTGTTAGGAGAAGGAAAGAAGCGCGATGAGTTTGGTATTCATTTAGTTGTTGTAAGTGCTCATGCAAATACTTGTGAGAAGTGTGCCACATGGCAAGGTAAGATTTTAATAGATGATGTATTTAGTCATCCAAGCCAAGAGTATATAGAGGAATATAGTAAGAAATATCCTTTACTTAGTGAAGCTATAAAGGCAGGCTTATTGCATCCAAACTGTAGGCATACATTAGCAACCTACTTTGAGGGTATTACAAATCTGCCTAAGGTACCAGATGAAAAAGAAGCAGCTGACACTTATAAGGCTGAACAAAAGCAGAGAGAAATGGAAAGAGAAATTAGAAAGTATAAACGTATTGCAGCAGGATCTTGTGATGAAGGAAATCTAAAATATGCTGAAGATAAAGTTAAGCAACTTGAAAAAGAGTTAAAGAGTTTCTTGAAGCTACATCCGGATCTTAGAAGAGCACAAGAGAGAGAAGAAAATAAAATTCCAGTTGAAAAAACAAGTAGTGATGATATAATTAGTAGTAATAAATGGTTAAAATCAGAGTTTCCTACTGAAAAGAAATTTAACAAGCATGTAGAAAAACATTTAAGTGAATATGGAGATATAACACAAGAAGAATATTTAGATACTGCAAGGAACTTATTAGAAGCTAAACTAAGTGATGATGTAGAGGGATTCGTAAGTAAGGATGGATTTGTGTTTAAATACAGAAAAAGTACAAATGATTTTGCGATAGGTAGAGCGGATGGCAAGATATCAACTATATTTAAACCTGAAAAAGAATATGGTTATTGGAAAGAACAGATGCAAGAATTTAAGGAGGATTAATTATGAAATGCCCAGTATGTGGTGAAGAAGTTGAACCATTCGATATTTGTGACAAATGCGATTGGCAAAATAGTGGTCCGAAAGAAAATGAAAATAGTTTACAAGGTCCTAATAGAATGACACTAAAAGAAGCAAGAGAAGCTTATAAAAAAGGTGAAAAAGTATCATAAAAGCACTTACTAAGTAATAAATAGTAGGTGCTTTTATTATTTATAAGATTAAGGAAGTGATTAATTAATGGAAAGTATCAATATTTATATCGGTAATCATGTAATTGTTGCAGATGGAGATGTAGTTGTAACCTATTCAGCAGGAGGAGTATTTACATATAAACGTAATGAAACTTCAATCTTATATTTAAACCCTGAAAAAATAATAGATATACAAGTCAAAAAGGAATCAAGCGAGTCTTAGAAATAAGGCTTTTTATTTTGTCCAAAACGTGCTTAAGACGCTATAAAAGATGCATGGAATTAACAGCCGACAGGCTATAAACGGAGGTATTTTATGTTTATCAGAAATTTAAATCTAAGAAAAAGATTAGGTATGAGTAAATTAATGGAAGCTGATGCTGGGGCAGGTGCAGGAGGGAGTTCGGAAGCCGATGAAAATTTAGATAATGACGATAAAACGGAAGAGAGTACAGAGGAAAACAAAGAAGAAAAAACCTTTACTCAAGAAGAAGTTAATAAGTTATTAAAAGATAGGATTGCAAGAGAAAAGAAAGGCCAACTTTCTAAAGAAGAGCTTAAGGCTTATCAAGAATGGAAAGATAGTCAAAAAACTGAGGATGAAAAGAAGAATGAAAAATTAACACAGGCTGAAATTAAGGCAAAAGAAGCAGAAGAAAGAGCTTTATTAGCTGAAACTAAGGTTACATGCTTATCTAAAGGCGTTAATGCTACTTCTGTAGATGATGTTGTTGTATTGGCTAAAGCTATGGTATCAGATGATGTTACTATAGATCAAGCAATTGACAAGGTATTAGAAAAATATCCTCATTTTAAAGGGGAAGCTGCTACAGAAGAACAAAAGGGATTTAAAAAAATAGGAGCCCCAGGAAGTAAAGGGAGTAAGGCAAATGAAGAAGCTTTAAAGGCTGCATTTGGAATAAAATAATTAATTTTAAGGAGATGATTACATGCCAGTATACGATTATGCTGAACAATTTACAGACTTATTACAACAAAAATATGCTATAGAATCAAAATCTGATGATTTAACAAAATCAAATTTAGGAGTGCAATTCATAAATGCACAGGTAATTAAATTGCCTAGAATGTCTTTAAGTGGTTATAAAGATCATACACGAACAGCAGGCTTTAATTCTGGAACTATGTCAAATGATTGGGAAGCAAAGAAACTTTCTCATGATAGAGATATTGAATTCTGGATTGATCCAATGGATATTGATGAAACCAATCTGACTTTATCAACTGCAAATATCCAAAACACTTTTGAAACAGAACAAGCGATTCCAGAAAAAGATTGCTATAGATTCTCAAAGCTTAATGCTGAAGCAGTAACATACAGTGCTAAAATTGATAATACTGTAGCAGATGCAGCTACTTTCTTAAATATATTTGATGAGTTTATGGCTAAGATGGATGAGGCAGGAGTACCTTCGGAAGGTAGAGTACTATATATAACTCCTTCCATGAATAAGGTTGTAAAAAATGCGGAGGGAATGCAAAGAACTATTATGATAACAAGTCCTAATAGTATTAATAGAAATATTTACAGTTTAGATGATGTAAATATAAAGATTGTTCCGGCAGCTAGAATGAAAACCAAATACAATTTCACCGATGGTTGTGTTGCAGATCCAACAGCAAAACAAATTAATTTCATATTAATTCATCCATCATGTGTTGTTTGCAGAGATAAATATTCTTATATTAAGCTATTTACACCTGGGACTGATTCAAGAACAGCAGATGGTTATTTATATCAAAATAGAAACTTTGGTGACTTATTCTTACTTGAAAAGAAAATTGACGGAGTTGCCATGAATGTACAAGCTTAGGAGGGATTTAGATGAAAGCAGTTAAAGGGAATAAAGTTTATACAATAACTGAAACTGAGAAGGATAGTTATAAGAAACAAGGCTTTGATATTACAGATGATGAAGGAAATGTAGTTGAAAATGGATTAGGTAAATCTATTTCATATGATAAATATAAAGAATTAGAGGATAAATGTACAACCCTTGAAAAAGAAAATGAAGAATTGAAACTTTCTGCAATGACAGTAGATCAGTTAAAAGCATATGCAGCAGATAGAAAAGTTGACTTAGGGGATGCAACTACTAAAGAGGCAATCTTATCAAAATTTAAAGAAACTAAATAGGATGTGATTATATGGCTTATGTAGATGAAGCTTACTATTCTACATTTAGTGGATTAATAACAGATAGGCTTGATAGTAAATTAGAAAAAGCTACAGATCAAATTAATTCACTTACTTATAACAGAATTGTAGGTAATGGATTTGATAATTTAACACCATTTCAACAGGATAAGGTAAAGAAAGCGGTATGTCTTCATGCTGATTTTGTAGAAAAGTATGGAGAATATATCGACATGCCTTTAAGTGGTTTCAGTGCAGGTAGTATTTCTGTTAATTTTAATGCTAATAAAGTTAATGGAATTACTACTACACAAGAGGTATTAAATTATCTCAATCAAACAGGATTAACATGTAGGAGGTTATAAGCATGGGAATGAAATTGCCTTTTCCTAGATTTCAAGCTAAGACAGATATAAAAGTCGTAGGCACTGTTATGGGTGAAGAAGGAGAAGAAGAAACACCACTATATGAAGGTAAATGTATTTATACTGATAGAACAAAACAAGTGTTAAATGCACAGAGAGAACTTATAACTCTTAGTGGAAAAGCTGTTATTGAAGGTGATATAAATCCAGGAAAAACAATTCAAGGCTATATTAAAGTCAATGGAACTAATAAAAAGATATATGGTGCTGAAAGGCCACTTAATCCTGATGGCTCAGTTTTCTCAACGGAGTTGAATTTACAATGAGCGTAAAAGTAACTGTTAAATTAGATAAAGCTAAGATTAGTCAATTAGATAAAGCAAGTAAACAAGCTTTTAAAATGACAGTTGAAGCATTATTAAGTGATATAAAAACTAGTGCTGTAGTTCCTAAGGAGCATGGAACATTAGAGGATAGTGGTTTTGTAGATGATTCTGAAATAGAAAATATGGTTGCATCTATAATTTTTGATACTCCATATGCTAGACGCTTATATTGGCATCCTGAGTATAAATTCAGAACTGATAAGAATGTTAATGCAGGAGGTAAATGGATGCAGCCATATGTAGATGGAGATAAAAAGAATTTTGTTATAGAAACTTATATGAAATTCTTAAAACAGCTTAGTAAAGGATTGGTGAAATAATGTTACTAAGTGAAGTAAAAGACTATTTGAAAACAGTAATATCTTGCCCGCAATGGTACACTGGGCGAATTGATGGAACTGTAGAACAATGTATAGGAATATATGGAGTTGAAGGGCCAAAGCCAAACATAGCCTTAGGAGGCTTAGCTAATACAAGCTATTCTACTAAGGCTATTTCTATATTAATACATTGGGGCAAAAACTCTAATACAGCAGAGCAGAAAGCTCAAGAAGTGTATAATTCTTTATTTGGACAGAGTGCCACTATAGGTGGAAAAAGAGTAATTAAATTTGATATGAGGACACCGGAGCCAGTTCCGGTAGGTACTGATAGCAATGGTGTCTTTGAATTTGTAATAGAAACAGTAATTTATTTTGAAAGGTAGGTAATGTTAAATGGCATTTGAAAGTGGAGTTTATCCAGTTTATGATACTGATTTTAAGATTGGTACAAAAGGAAGATCAAGCAGTGATTCAGATATGAAATCTATAGCTGATATGGAAACATTCTCTATGAAGATTGATGGAAAAACAGAGAAATGGACATCAATGACTACACAAGGATGGGAAAGAGCTTTAATGACAGGTAAAGGATTTTCAATAAGCGTAAAAGGTAAAAGAAATGTTGGGGATCCAGGTAATGATTATGTAGCAGCTACAGCATGGAAAGATGGATTAGATTGCAGTACTAAAGCAGTAATAGTATTTCCGAACGGAGATAAGCTTGAATTTGATTGCGTAATTGATGTAACTAATCCAGGTGGAGACGATTCAAGTAAAGTAGCTCCACTTGAGTTTGAGCTGCTAGGTGATGGAAGGCCAAACTATACGGCAGCAACAACTACTACAACACCTTAGGAGGGATTTATAAATGGGAAGAAGATATAATATAGTAAATAAAATTATGAATGCAAAAGAAAGAGCGGAAATAGAGATTGATGAAGATCATGTTTTTAGAATAAATGATAGCTTTGCGGCAGCAATGATGATTAAAGCTACAATGGAGGATAAAAAGCTAAATGAAGAAAAGCAGATTGAAAAAGTTTTAGGAGTTGCGTTTAAACCTGATGATATTAAATATATTAAAAGTTTAGATTTAAAACTTCCTGGATATGTAGCGATAGTTAATGCAGTAATGGCTGCAATTGCAGATGTAGACTTAGAAGAAATAGAAAGGAAACAAGAAGAAAACTCAACTCCCAGTTAATAAGTGGTATGACTTATATGATGATTGGGATCTAATAGAATCTAGTTTTGCTATGCAATATGGTATAAGACTTCGGGAAGAAAATGATATGACGTTCTCGGAGTTTTGTACATTATTGACCGGAATAATGCCAAAGACTCCTTTAGGTCAAATAGTTTCTATTCGTGCTGAAGAAGATAAAGATATGCTCAAAAACTTTACTAAAGAACAACATGAAATTAGAAACGAGTGGAGAAATAAAAATAATCCTGTAGTAGATATGACTGAAGAAGAAAAAGCTCAAAAGGCTAAAGAATTCCAAGAAATAATGGCAAAAATGTTTGGAGGTGCTTAGATATATTTAGGCACTTTTAATTTTATAGGAAGGAGGTAAAACAATGGCTGAAAGTACAGGCTCAGGTGATAGTGTAGGTAAGATTACGCTTGATCTAGAGGTTACAAGTGACTTAGCTAATCAAATTAGTAAAGTTAGTAATGCTATGGGGAAGAAACTCAAAGATACCATGGAAAATGCTACAAAAGGTATGTTTGATGGTATGAATGAAAGCATGAATAAGAGTATGCAATCTATGAGTAGTTCTTTAAAAAGTGGTTTAGATAAGATGAAACAAAATATCAGAGGTACATTTACATCCGCTTTAGATGTATTGAAGAATATTAAAATGCCATCTATAAGCTTCCCTAAGATAGATATAGCTAAGCCAAAGACAAGTAATGCAGCAAATCAAACAACAACACGTGGACCACCTAAGAGTAATATAGATACAACAGCTTTGACATCTCAAATTGAGAATACAGCTAATGCATTAGATATTGTTAATGCTAAAATAGAACAGCAACAAGCGAAGCTTGTAAGGTTAAAAGAACAATATTCTAATACATTTAATGAAGCTAGGAAGAATGCATTAGAAGAACAAATATTAAGAACTGAGTCTGCTATAAATGGACTTATTAATAAATCTGATAAATTAGGTTTTAAACTTGCAGATATGGATGCAAAATTAGCAAGAGCAGGCAAAGGCGCAAGTGAAGCAGCAAGTAAATTTAATTTACTAGGTAAAGTTACTGGAGCTTTTGGAAGTCTAGCAAGTGGTACTGCTAATATGTCTAAGAAATTAGGAGAATCTTTGAAAAGTTTAGGATCTTCATGTAAAAGCACAAATAATCATATGAGCAATATGCATAATGGATTGGGAAATATAGCAAGACAATTCGCTACATGGATGATTATATTGCCTTTGGTTATGAAGGGGCTAGAAGCAATGACGAGTGGACTTTTAGCGGACCTAAAAACTAATGATCAATTTAATCAATCTCTTAATCAAATTAAAACCAATTTAATGGTTGCATTTACTCCAATCTTTTACGCAATATTACCTGCAATCAATTCTCTTATGAGTGCTTTGGCTACAGCAACAACTTATATAGCTAGTTTTATAAGTGCTATATTTGGAAAAACGTATCAGCAGAGCTACCAAGCAACACAAGGTCTTATAGATGCTAAAAATGCTATGGGGGCTTATGGAGATAGTGCAAAAAAAGCTGCTAAAGATGCACTTGGATTAGCTGGATTTGATGAAATAAATAAACTAAGTAAAAGTGATAGTGGTGCTGATAATTCTAAAGTTCCAACATTAACACAACCATCTATGGATACTAGCCAAGTTGATTCTAAGATGCAAGCTTTAGCTGATAAATTCAAAGAGATCCTAGGCAAGATATTTGATCCTATGGTACAAGCCTGGAATGCAGAAGGTAAAAATACTTTAGATGCTATGAAATATGCATTAGATAGCATATGGCAGTTGGCAAAAGACATAGGAAAGACTTTCTTAGATGTTTGGGACAATGGAACAGGTGTAAGAGTATGCACTGATATTTTAAAACTAATGCAAGTAATATTTAATATCATTGGAGATATAGCAAAAGCATTTAAAACCGCTTGGGATAATGGAGATTTAGGAAAGCAAGTTGTTCAAGCTTTATTTGATGCATTTGATAAAATACTAGGACTCTTGACAACTATAGGGCAGGTATTCAGAGATGTATGGAATAGTGGAATAGGCGTAGAAATATGCACAAATATATTAGAAATATTAAAAAATATCTTTACTGTAATAGGACAAGTTGCAGATTCCTTTAATAAAGCATTTCAATCAGATGTAGGTAAGCAATTAGTTACAGATATACTAAATCTGTTAAATAGATGTTTAAGAGTAATAGAAGATATTACAGCAAGTTTCTCTAAGGCTTGGGAATCTAACGGTGATACAATAGCGAGTGCTATATTGCTTATACTAGATGATATAGTTGGAACTATTAGTGATATAGCTAATAAATGGGCCAATGCCTGGGAGAATAATGGTGCTGGTGATACTTTAATGCAAAGCCTATTGTCTACCTTAGGTAAGATATTAACCACCGTTGGAGATATTGGTCAGGGTATTAGAGAAAGCATAGGTAAAGCATCAGACACAATATTCCCTGCCATGATACAATTCGCTACTGATGTTTCTAATGGATTAGGAGATCTTGCAGATGGCTTTAAAACCATTTGGGACAATGGAGGACAACATTTATTTGACGGTATAGTACAATTAATTTCTAAAGTAGGAGAACTTATACTTAAGATAACTGGTGGAGCATTTAAAGACTTTGCGAGTCTATTTAAAGAAGTTTTAGCACCAGCGATAGGAAAAGCTGCAGATGTACTAGGTGATGTAGTCGGTTGGCTAGCAGATCTAGTCGGAAAAATTAACGATAATAAACCTTTAGTCGAAGGAATAAAAGATGCATTTGAGGGGTTGGGCCTTGCAGTTGCGGGTGTTAAATTAGGAGCATTTGTAACAGAAGGATTGGTTCCTTTTGGACTACAATTACTTTCAATAATTCCAACAGTTGGGGGAGTTATAGGTACTGTAGTAACAGCTATAGGTGGTTGGCCTGTTCTTATAGCAGCTGCAATAATAGGCGTAGGAATTGCTATTTATACTCATTGGAATGAAATTAAGGCAAAAACATCAGAAATTTGGAACAGTATTGGAGACTGGATAGGCACTAAGTGGGATGGATTTAAAACTTGGGCTAGCGAAAAATTTGGAGCCATAAAGGAAAGTATATCTCAAAAGTGGGATGAAATTAAAACAGACGCAGCTACCAAGTGGGATAACATTAAAACTACTCTTGGAGAGAAATGGGATTCTATTAAAAATTACATTCCTATAAAGTGGGATGAATTTAAAAAGGCTATCTCGGATAAATGGGAAGGTATCAAAACAGATACAGGAGAAAAATGGGATGAGATCAAAACAACATTGACTGAAAAATGGGATTCCATTAAAAATTTTATTCCCGAAAAATGGGATGAGATAAAACAAACATTTTCTAACAAATGGAATGAAATTAAAACTGACGCAGAAAATATTTGGAATGGTATGGTAACTTTCTTAAATACAACTTTTTCAGGAGAGTGGAGTACAGCATGGAATAACATAGTAAAAGATTTCGGTGATATATGGGACGGGCTGAAAAGACTTGCAAAAGAGCCAGTTAATGCAGTAATAGGTTTCATGAATTCTTTAATTGCCGGAGTTAATACAGCTATTAGAGCATTGAATAAAATACATGTTGATATTCCAGGAGGAAAAAGCTGGAGCATACACCTTGATACAATAGATAATATACCTAAGTTAGCTACTGGAGGTATTATAGATTCTCCAACATTAGCACAAATAGGAGAACATGGTAAAGAAGCTGTAATGCCATTAGAACGAAACACAGGTTGGATTTCAGATTTGGCAGGACAAATTGCATCTAAAATAGGTAGTGTAAATAATTCTTCAGGATCAACTCAAAACAGTAGTGGAGATGTAATCTTTATGTTGGACAGTGATGTTATTGGAAAGATTGCAATAGATCAGTTAAGGAAAGCACAAAGACAAGGAAAGATTACAGTAATACCAATTTAAAGGAGTGGTAATTAATGCTTAAAGTTAATGGAGTAGAGATTACTGCTCCTAAAACATATCAACCATCACTCAACGATATAGATGGCGAAACAAATAGAAATGCAAATGGAGAATTAATAAGAGATAGAATAGCTAAAAAGAGAAAGCTAGAAATGGAATGGGGTCCATTAAGTCAAGATGAAACATCAACGTTATTAAATGCTGTAGATGCTGAATTTTTTGAATGTACATTTCCAGATCCTAAAGATGGTATGATAACAAAAACTATGTATGTAGGAGATAGAACAGCACCTGCATATTTATTTGATGAAGACAGCCAAGGAATGAGATGGAAAGGTCTTAAAATGGATTTTATAGAGAAATAGGAGTGATATAAATGTTAAAAACAAATAAAAGTATAACAATAACAGGACAATCTATGGTAGGAGATAAGCAAGCATTATTTTTAAGTGCAAATATAAGCACAGACGGAAGTTCTACTGGAAACATTACTACTACAATCACAGATTCAGCAGCATATACAGCAAATAAAACTGAATGTAGGAAAGACATAGCAGATTTTCAAGGTGAAGTGTATGCAGCGCAAGATGAATTAACGCCAACTAATGCTGATACTGCAACAACAGCTTAGTTTATAGCACTCTTTAAAGGGTGCTTTTATTATTTTTAGAAAATAATTTCGGAAGGATTGATTATAAATGAAAATTACAAATAGAGAATTACAAAGCAAAGTACAAGTATTGAGTATGCTATCTAATAAGCAACTACCAGTTAAAGTGAGTTACGCTATAGCTAAGAATATTAATTCTATAAATAAAGAACTTAAAATAGTTGATAGCGAAAAACAAAAATTAATAAAAGATTATGCTTTAAAAAATGAACATGGAGAAGTAAAAACAGAAGGGAATAAGATTTTATTTCCAAGTGATGAAAAAGAGAATGAATGCAATGAAAAATATAATGAATTGCTTGATATAGAAGTAGATCTTGATGTAAGAGAAGTTAATGTAAATGAGCTTTTAAATTCTAATGTTGAATTTTCTCCAAGTGAATTAATAGAACTTGATTTTATGATATTAGAATAGCTTGAATTAAATTTTAAGGGAAAGGAGGTTTAATGTGTATAACGTATCTGATAGCTATAAAACGTTTATTAAAAAACCTTCGAGAAGTTTTGAATGCAGAATTACACTTGGAAATAGAGTGTTTAATAATAGCGACATTATACAGATAGTACCTACAGTTGTACAGCCAGTAGATAGATTTTCTATAGGGAATACTGTTAGCCAATCTATAGATATAACATTAAAAAATGATGGTGGAGTTTATGCGAGTGTAGGTGAAATAAAAGTTGAAATTGGACTTAAGATAAATAATTCTATAGAGTATATTCCATTTGGCACCTTTAACATTGATGATGTTAGTAAAACAGACTATACAGTAAAACTTACTTGCTATGATAATATGGTTAAATTTGAAACTGGTTATTTCAGCAAGTTAGGAAATACACCAACGCTACAAGAAGTAGTAAATGAATTGGCTAGTATTACAGGAGTAGAATTTACTGGAACAATACCAAATTATACAGTAACTAAATTAGAAGGTTATACCTGTAGAGAGGTTTTAGCTTATGTAGCAAGTGTATGTGGCGGTAATGCATATATAACAAGAGATAATAAATTTACAATAATATATCCTCATGAAGTTGATTGCACTATAACAGCAGATAATTATTTTTCTACTGGTTATAAGTTAGAAGATCAAGCTTATAAAATTGGAATGATTACATGCCAAAACAAAAGTAATAGTAATAGCGATAGTTCTGAAAGTGATGATTATGATAGTGTAAATGATAAAAATACAATCTCAGTTGGTGCTTTATCTAGTGATAGTATGGAGCTTACGTTTGAGAACCCATGGGTAACGCAATCTATTCTTAATGATATCTATAATAAGCTTAAAAACTTTAGCTATCTTGGCTACACTCTAAAGTGGCAAGGGGATTTGTCTTTAGATCCTTTGGATATTATTACATTAGTAGATAAAAATAATATAACAAGGAAAGCTCTTGTATATGCTAATAAGTTAACTTATAATGGTGGACTTAGTGCTGAAACAAGTGCAAAAGGAGAAACTAAAAACTCAAATTCTTTTAGTGCTAGTGGTTCTACTAATAAGAATATAGAAAGATTATCTGTTAAGCTTTTAATAGCAGAAAAGGCAATTATAAATAAAGCTAGTATAGCTGATTTACAAGCTAATTCGGCTAGGATAGATAAACTAGATACCAATGTAGCAACAATAAATACAGCTCTTATTGATTATGCTAATATTTCTAATGCAACAATAGCTGACTTGGTTGCAACTAAGGCAACGGTATCGGATTTAAGTGTATCAGTAGCTAATATAGATAGTGCATTAATAAATAAAGCTAACGTTGCAGATTTAACCGCAACCAATGCAACTGTAGCTAATTTAAATTCGGATTTAGCAAATGTTAAGACATTGATAAATGGAAACCTTACAAGTGCTAATATTCACTCTTTAGTTTTAACATCTAGTAAAGTGACGGTTGATAATGGTTTTATTAAAAATGCCATGATAGAAAGCTTAGATGTAACTAAAATTAATGCAGGTACTTTAAATACTAATAAGATAAGTGTTTCAAGTTCTGATGGCAGTTTACTTATTGCTGGAGCTACACAACAGTTTAAAGATAAGAATGGTAAAGTTAGAATTCAAATGGGACAAGATGCTCAAGGAAACTTCAATTTTATCCTAGTTGCAGGTGATGGAACTACAACTCTTATAGATGGGACTGGTGTAAAAGAAAAAGCTATAGCAGATAAGCTTATTAAGACTAATATGGTTGCAGATAGTGCCATAGGAGAGCGACAAATAAATTATAGCAGTTTTATAACTGGATTTAATGCAAGCACTAATACAAACTTTATAAAAGCTAGTAAAGTAGCAATAGATTTAACTGGACAGACTTTAGACATTGCCTTTAATAATATGAATACAACTGTAACAAGCGTACAAACAACAGCTAATACAGCTAAGTCTACAGCAGATACCGCAAGTACAAACGCTAGTAATGCTGTAAGTACCGCTAATAGTGCAAATACTAGTGCGAGTACAGCTTTGAGTAATGCAAATAGCGCAGTAGATACTGCAAATACAGCAAGTACAAATGCTATTAATGCTGTAAATACAGCTAACGGTGCTAATTCCACAGCAAATACTGCCAATACTAATGCTAGTAATGCGGTAACAACTGCGAGTAGCGCTAAAAGTGCTATAGACAATTTACAGGTTGGTGGTAGAAACTATGTAAAAGGTACAACCGATCATTTAATATTAACAGGTAATAATTCGGTTAATCAAACTGCATACCCGTATACAATAGAAGGTTCTAAATTAGCAGGGAAAACAGTAACTATAAGTTACAAATGGAAAATAACAAGCGCAACAGGAACAGGAACTTTTCGATTACAAACGCAAGGAAATTCTCAATGGTGGTCTTATCCTTCAAGTAATATTAATGTAAGTGCTATGAGCGGACAATATACAGTAACGGTTAATATGGATAGTACAGCATCCTTTACACAAATAGGTATCAGAGCAGACAGTTTTGTTGGAACTTTAGAAATCTATGAGGTTAAAATTGAGATTGGAAATCGTTCGACAGACTGGAGCCCAGCTCCTGAAGACATAGACCAATCTATAGCGAGTGTAAAAACTGTTACAGAAACAAATACAACTTCAATTAATGCAATTCAAGGGCAGATAAGTACGTTAATAAGCAATACCACAATTACAGCAATAGATGGAACTACAACTCAACTTAAAGATGCTTATAATGGAACAGTTAATACTATAAACAGTATGAAAACAAGCATTGGAGAACTCACAACAGATATTGATGCTAATACCAAAGATATTACGTCAGTAACTTCAAGAACATCAACACTTGAAACAAATTTAAGTTCTATAAGTGCTACTTTGAGCAGTACAAAATCTACAGTAGATACTCATACGACTCAAATTTCAACAGCTAATACCAATATTACTACAGCTTTAAATAATGCAAGTAGTGCCGTAAGCACCGCTAATACTGCAAATACAACAGCAAATAGTGCTAAGACTACAGCGACAACAGCCAGTACAAACGCTAGTAATGCTGTAACAACTGCAAATTCTGCAAGTAGTAATGCTAGTACAGCTTTAACAAATTCTAATACAGCAATTTCAACAGCTAATACAGCTAGTACTAATGCAAGCAATGCTGTAAGTACTGCAAATAAAGCAAGTACAGATGTTGCAACTTTAACTACTACAGTTACTAATACTGTAAGTAGAGTTTCTAGTTTAGAACTTACAACTAATGGATTAACTACTAGAGTAGAAAATACAGAAACAGCTATTTCTAATTTATCTATTGGTGGAAGGAATTTAATTAGAAATTCTATAGTTGATAAAGATATATCTTATTGGTCCATGAGTTTTGGTACCAGAGATACAAACATTAAATTCAACAATCATAATTCTGTTAAGATAAGGACAACAGGAAGTGGATATGATGGTATAAAAAGTAATGGATACACAGTACCGTTCAAAGCAAATACAACATATACATTTACTATTTGGGCATATAGAGACAGTAGTTCAAGTGATGGAAATCTAACTAAAATTTTGAGAGTATATATGCCTGAGTACAAAATTAGCACTCTAGTAGATTATAGAAATTATATAAATATTACGTCTAGTAATTTACCAGATAAGACTTGGACTAAATTTACTGGGTCATTCACTACTAAAAGCGATAGTACTAGTTTTAGTGCACTACAAATAGATTATAATAATGTTGCTGGTACTTCATGTGTTTGGGTAAGTGATATTAAAATAGAAGAAGGAAATCAAGCAACAGACTGGACACCTGCACCAGAAGACATAGATAGCTCCATACAATCAGTAAAAGATTATGCAACACAAACTATTAATAGTAATGTATCTACTATAAATCAAACAACAGATTCTATAAAAGCAAGTGTTCAAAGTTTGCAAAGTTCTGTTTCTACTATTAATACAACTCTAGGGAATAAGGCAGACAGTAGTACAGTAACAAGTGTTACTAATAGAGTATCTACTCTAGAGACAGGCGTAAATGGTATTAATGCAAGTATAACAACTTTAAATAGCAATGTATCTAGTATTACTACAACAGCAAATGCAGCTAAGAGTGCCATAGATAATTTAGATATTGGTGGTAGGAATTTAATAATTAGCAGTAAAACAAAAATGGGCTACAATATTTATAATAGTGGAACAGCAACAATTAATTTTGTTGCAGATAATACAACAGCAAGTGGGTATAGATATGATGTAACAATAACAGCTTTAGGCATAGATGGTTATTTTAACTGTTATTTTTCACCTTCTTATTCAGCACTTTTTACAAGAGGGAATGGAAAGCAGTATACTATCAGTTTTAAAATAAAATCTACAGTAGCAAGAACATGGTTAATGAGATGTGAAGCAAATAATGTATCTAAAAGTGTAGGAGTTACAACTAGTTATCAAACAGTTAGCATGACAGGAAATAGTACATTAAGCTATCAAGCACTATACATTTTTAATAACTCCAATGTTGTTAAAGTAGGAGATGTTATTTCATTTTGTGATATAAAATTTGAAGAAGGAAATCAAGCAACCTCATGGACACCAGCTCCAGAGGACATAGACAGCCAAATTACAGCTGTAAATAGTTCTGTTAGTAGCTTACAAAGTTCTGTTTCTGTACTACAAAATCAAATAGCTTTAAAGGTAGAACAAAGTAATATAGACAGTGCAGTTACTACTATAAATGGAAAGATAGCTAGTCAAAATACTACTATAAGTAGTTTGCAATCTCAAATAAATGTACAGGCAGGACAGATAAGTTCTAAAGTAAGTAAAACTGAAATGAGTAGCCGTAATCTATTGCCTTATAGTGGGGATTTTACAGACTTATCAGGATGGATAGATAATGGTGGAGGAATTTTATTAGATACAAATACGCAATTTTGGAACAAAAACACAATAAGAACTAGTGGGAATGGCATACAATATAGCGGTTATATCGAATTACAACCAAATACAGATTATGTTTACAGCGCTTGGGTGCATATGGCTACGGCTAATTTCGCCGGTTCATTGTCACTAAGATCTCCATTACACTATTGGCTTGTTTATAACATTGGCGATTCCAATGCGCACGTGGATACAGTAATAGATGCGAATTTAACTGTAAATACTGGTGATTATTGGTCTAGGTGCTATGTACATTTTAAAACGCCTAGCAATGCACAAATGTTGTATTTTAAGCCTTTTGTATATGGAGTTCCAAATGCTCCTAATTATATAAATATTGCTAATTTCCAATTAGAAATCGGCACAGCTCCAACCGATTATATTCCTTACCAAAAAAAGGCAATAGGAACAATAATAACCCAATCAACTACAGAAGTTATGACAGCATTTAATAATATATCTAGGTATTTTCAAGTTAGCGCAGATGGTGCAACTTTTGGAGACTTTTTAACTGGAGCGTATACTAAAATGTCTCAGAATGGATTAGAACATGTTGATAGTACAGGGGCAACACCTTATCACTATATTACATATCTAGGACATGCAGTAGTAGATATGGGTGGAGCAACAACAAAAGAGGTCACAGTTAGTTTTCCGAGCGATATAATAACAAAATTAAACGGAACAGTGCCAAAAGGCATTTCAAGTGTAGAATTTTATTATAGAGGAAGTGATGATGTTGTAGATTTAGCTGGCTGTTCTATAACTAATATAACAAGCACAAGTATAACCCTAAAAGCATATCTAGGCACAGGCAAAATAACAGCTTATACTTCAGTAAGTGGTAGCACTTCCGCTACAACCAATGTATATATTACAACCGGAACTAATAATGGTTCTGTTCACATTTCATATATAATAATCGGCTAGAAGGGGAAAAGAACATGAATAGAAAAATGACTGTATTTTATAGAAAAAGCAATGGTGATTTAACTGATATTGCAACAGATGAGCAGACAATGGACTTTTATGGAGAATTAAAATCAGATTACGAACTGATATATAGTTTTGTAGTTGTTGATTTTGACGAGTATGTAATGAAAAATTCAAGACTTTTCTGTATTGTAGATGGGAAATTAAAATTAAAGAATTCTGAAGAACTTCAAAAGTATCTTTAAAAAAATAAGGACTTAAGAGGTTCTTTTTTATTTTGAAAAATATGAAACAAGGAAGGTGACTTATGAATGAAACTGAAACAATACAAGAAATTAAAGAAAGGCTAGTTAGGATAGAAATTTTGCTAGAGAAGAATGCAGAGAATTGGGATGAGAAGATTAAAGTAGCGAATCACAGAATAGAAGATTTAGAAAAAACAATTGATTGGTTAAGTAAAACTGCTATAGGTGCTTTAATAACAGGTGCTATAGGGGTTTTATTTAGTTTATCAAAATTAATTAAATAGAAAAGGTGGTATGTAAAATGATAAGAACAGCAATAAAGTTAATAATTAAAGTATTAGAAAGTAAATTAATTAAAAGTGGATTAGAGGAAACTATATTAAAGAATAAAAATTATATTACTGTGGGTAAAGCCATTTGGAATATAGTAGATGAAAACTTTAGAATAAGCAAAACAGTAGAGGAAAAGGTATTATCTAAAGCAGATCAGTTTGATAAATTGCTATTAGCTAAGTTCCCTGAATTAAGCCAAAATGATGTAGCAGAAATTAGGCAAGCAATTGCCGGAGAGATAAACCAAGGGAAATCAGCAGTAGTAGATAATTCTACATTAATTAAACAGTTACAAGATGATAATACTAATTTAAAAGCTGAATTAGCAGCATTAACAGAACAATTTAATAAAGTTCAAGCGTTATTAGTAAAACCTGCTGATGTAAGCACACAGCAAGTAACAGCATAGTTTTTAGAGTAGCCTTTAGGGTTACTCTTATTTTTATATTTAAAATAAGAAAGGAAGATATAAATGAAAGGTATAGATATAAGTAATCATAATGGAAATATAAATTTTAACCAAGTAAAAGCAGCAGGAGTAGAAGCTGTTTACATTAAAGCTACAGAAGGAACAACTTTTAAAGATAGCTATTTAGATACTAATTATTCAAATGCGCATTACGCAGGATTAAAAACAGGATTCTATCATTTCTTGGTTGGGACTAGCTCACCAGAAACTCAGGCTAATAGCTTTTATAATGCTATAAAGGATAAAACTAGTGATCTCATTCCAATGCTAGATGTAGAAACTAATTTCGATGGATTAATGGATTATATATTAAGATTTATTACTAAATTTAAAGAGTTGTCTAATATGCAAATTGGAATTTATACTTATACTAGTTTCATGGATAACTTAGATAATAGAATTGCTGATTATCCATTATGGGAAGCTAATTACAACAATACTCCATGGCAATTAAATTCTAATTTCTTTACTAATAGAGTTGGACACCAATATAGCGAAACAGGATCAGTAAGTGGAATAAATACCGACTGCGATATGAATGAGTTTAGTGAAGGAATATTAAATAAAACTAATGGATATGTACGAACCACCTATCTTCCAAACGGATATAGAGGGGATGGAAATTTTATTGGAGTGGATATGGAATATGTACAGGAATATTTTAAAGATATTCGTATCTATGCTAATTCAAATGATAAGGGAATTTGGGTTGAAACTCAGAACTTACCTATGAGCAAATGCTTAGAATTAAAAGATATATTAGGAAGTTGGTTTTATGATATAAAGTAGTTTTTAGGGCATGGGAGTAATCCTGTGCCTTTTATTTTTTTTGTTTTATTATGTCGAAATTTAATTTATTTGACAAAAGTTCCATATTATATAAAATTAAAGTATAAAGATTTTAAGGGGTGGATAAATAATGAAGAAAAAACTTATAGCTAGTTTATTAACAGGACTGTTAATTGTTGGAGCTTTACCAGTAGGTGCAAGTGCAGAATGGAAACATGATAATACTGGATGGTGGTATTCTGATTGGGATTCATGGTATACAGGTTGGAAAGAAATAGACGGAAAATGGTACTATTTTGATTATAATGGATATATGGCACATGATACAACAATAGATGGGTATCAATTAGGTTCGGATGGTGCAAGAATAGAAAGGATATATCGAGCGGGAGAAAAATGGATAGTTGATGGTCAATGGGAATTTACTATCAATTCAGTTGAAACTACAAAAGATAGAAATCAATTTTCCGATAAAAATCCTGAACAGGTTGTAATTATTAATTATTCTTATAAAAATTTAGGATATTCTAGTAGTTATATGGATTTGTATATGGGAAGTTTTACTGTTCTTGATGAAAAAGGAGAAGTTGCAGAAACTTATCCAGCCAATATCAAATATTATCCGAAAGAAACACCAGTTGGAGCTACATGTAGTAAAGCACAAGCTGCATATGGACTATTCAACAAGAGTTCCGAAATAACAATTCAAGTTGAAAAATATACAAGTGATTCTACTAGAAAAGAAAAGGCAATTTTCAAAGTACCAGTAAAATAGTTAAGGGAGGAAATCAAAATATGAAAATTAAACATTCAAAAGCATTATTAGTATCAGGAATTTTAGGAGCTTTGTATTCAATATACATTATTTCTCACTTCTTTAGTGCAACAACTGGAAGCAAGGGAGCGGAGCAGGTAGGTGCTGCAATTGCAACAGCGCTAGTTACACCTCACATGATTTTAGTTGTGTTAGCAACAATATTTAATTGGGTTGCTTACTTTTCAAACATAAGAGGCTTTGCATTAACAGCAGGTATATTATACTCAGTAGGCGGAGTTGTATTTTTACTTTATATAATATTTGTAATTCCATCTTTGGTATTAAGCTTTGCAGGATATGCTAAACTTAAAAAGATAAATGAAATAAATAATCAGAATGCTACTATAAGTGCATAG